GCTAGATACTCACTTGAATCAATATAATCATTAAAGTCTTCCGGATAATTCTCTCTTATATAAGAGATCATAGTACGGCGTAGACTATCAAAATCATAAGATGTGAAGTCTGCATTCCTAAACGTTTGATATACCCTTCTCCAGTCCTCTGAAAGAAGTAATCTGTTTTGTCTGTTTGTTACTGACATACTGTTTCCTTGTTAACTATATTTATTGAATTCCATTAACCGCATACTTAATTGTCGAACTGCGCCGCATCTTCATCAAACTTTAATCTCATTGCTTCAGAAATGTTATAAGGCAAATATGTAAGCACACAATCAATTATTAATCCACTTTCATACGACTCTAAATCAATACTCTCTACTGTTACACGTGGATCTGAATTAACAATCTTCGTAACATTATCGGCTATTATTTCTTTTAACTGATCTGTTAGAGGTTCGTAAATAGCGTCCCAAATAATAGTACCAAACTCTGGGTCTCCTAACTTTTCACCTTGCCGTATATGAAAATGATTTATAATATCCTGCTTAATCAATTCTATATCATATAATACATGACTATTGTTAGCTGGATTAACCGTACTTAGGCCACGGTATGCCCGACTTTTGACCGGACTTGGTGGCTTTTGGTTACTACGTACCCTTATCTGTTTATATAATTCTCTATTACTAATGCTCATGATACTGTATTTACCCTATTTTTAGTTGCTATTTTTCGTGGTGGTTTTTTTCTTAAATGCTTCTGGTGTTTTTGGAGTTGCTAATGTATTAGCTACTGTGGTCTCTGTGTCTCTATCCGTTAATGCAATTTTAAATGCTACAGGATTTAAATTTTCATGGTGTGTCCACGGTTCATGTGTTGGTGCTCGTTGTACTAACGTACCGTTCAAATTCCCTGTTGGAATATTTGGTAAAATGTGCGTATTAAGAGCTGTAACAGTCTGGGCGGAATCTGCCGCTGGCCCATTCATATGAATTTTTGGAGCAGTTTCTATATGATTACCGCCAGACTTAATATGTGTTTCTGCACCTGATGTAATTTTAGTTTGCTTAGTTGTTCTAGCTTCATAATTGCCTACAGTAGAAACCCAATGATTCCCACCAATAAGCATATTAGTATCTGCGGCTGATTCTATTTGTATTCTACCTTTAACAGTTTTAAGAGGCGTTTGGAATTCGTTTGTTGGGTCATACGTTCCACTTGCTTTTAAAGAAATATTAGCGCCTGCCTCCATTGTAATATCTCTACCTGCTGTTAAATTAAGATCATTTTCAGTATGCACACTCATACTATCTTTTGCATAAATGTCAATCTTTCCATCTGCTGTTAATTCAATCCAAGCACTTCCGTTTGCATTAGCAATATAAATTAAATCTTCTGTGTTATGTAATAATATTTGATGCCCTGTTCTAGTTTTTAATCTAACTAATTCGTTATGCGGTAATGTTTTATCTCCATTAGTATCGTCTTGCATAACATTTGCATAGTCTGGTGGTGTTGTAGTTGCTGACCCTTTTCTTAAGAAACTTACGTCACCGTCATCCATAACAAATGATGTTCCACCGAGTCGACTTCTATAAGATGTCTTGTGTTTTGGAGCTTTGTCTGTTTTATCTGTTGGGCCTGGTGTGCTAATTCCAAATACCGTACTTGGTAATTCTCTTCTAGCACTAGAAGATGTTATACCTCTAGTTTCATCGTCTAGTAATCCTTGTTTTATTAAGTCGTCTGTGAATCTTTGTTGATACGGCTTTGGAAACTTTGTAGGCTCGCCGAGGCGTCCCGTCTCAAGTAGTTTATTGTACTCAGCTACTGGAAGTTTTTTACCTTTTAACTCAGATCGTTCCTCCTTCTCTGCGTTAAGTGGCGGTGTATGATATGTAGTTGCGGCATGACCTGGGACAGCAAAATTTGCAAACTTATCATGAACACATCCAATCCAGTAACAATCATTTGGATTACCTTCTATTAAAATCACTAAGACAACTGTTCCAAGATCTGGTGGGACCATCCACATACCATAACTTTGTTGACTATGTCTATAACTTGGATCGTTACTAACACTATCTCTAGGAGTTACTCCACCAAACGGTGAAAGATATCGTGCTGTTAATACTTGGGAGGCACCAACATCTTCTTTATTTCCTGGACTTGTTTTTTTTAATAATTGCACTCGTAAAGACCCCATGTAGGTTTCATCTACATGGCCGACTATCTTAGCAAGAAACGGCCCAGAGCTTTCTGACTGCGGTGTATACGAAGATCTTCGATCACTTTTATTATGTCCTAATGCCATTATTAACCCCTAAATTCAAGCAAATTGCCGAGCTCGGCGCCACCTGATTTAGCACTTGAGAAGTCGGAAGTGTCAGCTGTTGCAACTACTTCGCCGCCAACTGCTTTCGTATCAACTGCATTTGGATCAGTAGTAACTGCATTTTTATCAACATCATCTGCTATCTTTTTATTAGCTTGTCCATTTTGTCTTACTAGGTGAAGTGTTTGTTTAAATAGTCCTTTGCTGAACGATGACACAACCTTATTAATATAATAAATGCCACTAAAATGATCTACTAGGTCATTAGTTCTATTACTTGGAAATTTCATTATTCCAGTCTTTGGGTCTAAATCTGTTGGAGTTCTAAACTCTATAACAACATACACCTGACCTGTTTCATACGCTATTTGTCCATGTTTATCCTGGAATGCTTGAGTGAGGACTGGACTACTATAATTTCCATATCCTGAATCAGATATATAATACGGATCTCCATATATGTCCATTTCAACATTAACCATGTCTGCATCGGAATTAATAGTAGCTTGATGGAACATTCTGGCAAGTTCCTGTTTTTTATTTGACGGAATAGATCTAGTTGAAGCTGTATAATTTGCAGTTTGTTGGTTTTCAGATATCCTTTTAATACTAAATTCTTCAGGCTTTGGCTTTGGTTTAGGAGCTTTAGAAGGATGTCCAGGGGAAGTAGCTGTAGTGGCTAGCCCAGTTTGAACAGTAGTAGGACTACTAGTAGTCGTCAAGTTCGGTCCTTGGTTCTCGTCTTGAACCGAAGTTGCTGAGGATCCTTGATGAACACTCGAATAATTATCATTACCCAAATCTGCTTGTATAGGTGTTAGAAATCTACTATTATACTCTATATTAAAATTAATAATATCTTTGTTTAGTCCAGTGTACATATAATCATACTTCTTAACTACTTTAGAACGGAGTGCCTCTGATCCTTTAGGAATCGTATTTGGCGCCGCTAATATTGCTCCATTAACTTTATGGAATACAACCCTATACACATATATTTTTGGCATTGTTCCTCTTGTTCCTGTTGCATTTGGAATAGGAACAGAATATACTCTACATTCAATCTTAAACCATTTCTTATATCCAAGCTCGTCGTCGGAGCCGCTCGGACCATTGGATTTTGCCCATTCGCTACAAAGTATTACCTCTGAAATAATATCAGAGATAGAAGTATTTTGTTTAAAAGCAATTGTTTTTTCTTTAACATTGTTATGAACGTGATCTTCGATTAATACACCGTCCGGTTTATGTTTCTGTTCCGACTTCTCTTTGAATATTTGATTCATGTTAAGTAACTTGTCGTAAATAACTGTTGATTCTCCTATTCCATTTATAGTGCCTTCGTTGTGGTCAACATTCCTTAGCAACGTCTCGATCATATTCTTACCAGACACCTGTGTTGACCTGGATAGACCACTTCTGTCTGTATCGTTTAGAACTGCCGGATCTTCACCACCAGCGCCACTCTCTTTTTCATTGGTACTACTTTTACGATGTTCATCTTTTGGAAATTGAATAATAAAATGATCGGCAAATTTTCCATCAACTTTTGCTTTGCCGGATACAAGATTGTTATTAATTGCATTTGTTAAACTATTAGTTCCGGTTTGTAACATTTCATGCACGGTCTCACCTGCAATGGCAATATCAACAGGCAGTTTTTGAACGCTATTATTTAAGCCGGCATCATTTGCAGAATTCGCCTTAACCTCATATATACAACCGCCAGCATTAACACTAAATTGGGCATCATTAATTTCAATTGGTATATATCTTCTAGAATGTTGATATTCATTTCCTTCGGAATCAACCTGGCCAGCGACATTCATATCACTTATTCGTTTAGCGACTCCGTTTGCGTCCCAACCGATCCAATCAATAATAAGTACAAAGGTAGCGGCAGGATAGTGAGTATATCCAGCACCAAGACTTGCAATCTGCATTGCTTCCATAAACTGTCCCATACTATACGGTTCTGTAACAGTAAACGTAAGAGTTGCGTTGGTGGACATGTGTCCTGCTCCGGCTGGATTGATAACTGCATCCATCTCGAGATCATCTAGAAAAAATTCCATGTCGCCATGGGAGCCTTCTTCTGCTGTTTTGACCATTTTTTGTTTTCCTGACGGCTTTCCGCCACCAGATTTAATAATAAGAGTCTTTGGACCATGTTTTTTATAAGTTTCATCGGGGTAATTAACTTCTTGGATGTCTAAAATTCCAAGTGAAACAACATAGTTAACACTAACATAATCGTTTAGTATGTTTGGTATTACATTAGGATGTCTAGTATCTTTGTTTGCAATTCCTCCTTCGGCGCCCCGTTTAGGAAGATCAGTGCCTCCTGATTTAGAACTAAAAGTGCCATCTTTAGCAATTTGGTTTGATTGCAATCCACTATGAGGATTTCCTCTTGATGATGTGCCTCCTGAAAGATTTGCTATACTAGGTATAGCATCTTTAAGATTTGGGAGATTGCTTAACTTGCCTAGATTACCTTTTGTAAGGGAGGCTATTTTGTTAGAAGCTACTGAACTAAGAGCGGATATATCGCCTGGGGTTATAGAGGCGAACTTGTCTTTTGCTATATTTGAAAACTCAACTGCTTTTTCTTCAATGTCAAGATTTGCAAGTCTTGACTCTGCATCAGCACGGAGGTTATCAACTGTTTGTCCTAGAGAAGACGCATTAATATTTCTAATGCTCGGCGGTACCATGTTGCTAAACATCTCTGGAATAGACATTAAGTTACGCTCCTAACATGTCTGATACACTACTCGCACTCATTAATAAAATTTCAACACCGGATTCAAAATCATAGATAGGATCTTCAAGAATATCCATATTACGTTGAGCAAAAATCCACCAAAGTTTTGGAGTTCCATATAAATCGTATGCAAGAAGATCTGGTCGATGATTATATTGCGGATCAATTACATAAGGAGAGTCGTCTGCAGATCCAGGTACTGATCTAATTTGAAAATATCCTAATCCAAACTCTCCATCACCTATTGGTGTATTTTTCCACGGACTTGAACTTGAATATGCCATTAAATAAATCCTGTTGAGTTTTTACCAACATAAGCGCCGTTAATAAATTTTTCAAGACTAAATTCTGCTACCTGACTTCTACTGTATATTGGTTGGCAAGTTATCGAAATTAAACTTTGTGTTGGTGCCCATGTATAATAATTGTCTGTAAGTTTTTCGTTACCATAAAATTGCCCAGGTTGGACTCCGTCAGATGTCATCGAGCGACTGCCTTCTAATTTTTTACCGGTTCCAGGATGTACAACTGTTGAAATATAATCAACTTGATCTGGCATATCAACTGTAAAAGTAGTTATAACTACTGGTACTTTGTCAAATACATAATCACCATATCCAGTTAAAAAAACTACCGGTGGTGGAGCGCCTTGCTCATGTGAATCGCCACCATAAAACATCTTTGTACAACTTCTTAAATAGTGTAACGCCGCTACCCAATACTGGGCTTCTATTCCATTCTGTACAAAAAAGTCACCTGTAATAACTAGTTGGTCCACTTGTGAATTTGCATATACTTGGAACGGATAATTACTATGTGTAGGAGACATTGCATTATAATTTGCACTATGTGAAATAATTACTGTAGGAGTATATGGAAATACTAGACCATTTGTTGCACGTAACGGCTGTAAAAGGTGTCCTCCACCTTTTTCAAAGGCTGTAGTTTTGGGCATACTTAACCTAACTCGCCAGTCTCTTGCAGTTCCCATAGAAAAACTAGCTGATACATTTTCTGTCTTTTTCTTTTGTCCTAATCCGTTTAGGCCTTCTTGTAACTGGTCTGAATTACCTAAGCGTGTTGCTTTTCCTAAGCCAAAATCTGATGTGAGATTTTCAAATATTTTCCCACCTGCTTTTTTAAAGCCCTTTATAGCATCACCGGCTAAGGCCTGTGCGCCTTCAAATAAACTTGTAGGGGCTTCTGAGCCTCGTACTGTTTTTGCAAAATTTTCGAATTCATTCATCTTTTGGTTAAACTCCTACAAGTATTTAGTTGACTTCTTTAACTACATAGTTTATAATATGACTTTAAACATGGAGAAATAACTTGCGAAAAGTAAATTACTTAAACAATAAAGATATACTTGCAGAAATTCATAAGTCTAAGAGCTCATTTAGCAGTTTTACTGAAGATGAGGCCAATCGATACGATTTAATAGTCACAGGTATTGATAAAATTAATATTCGTACTACAGCTGAAGCTAAACGAGTTCAAGCTAAACGTCTTAGTCAAATCGATTACGAAGCACGTAAAGCAAACGGCGAGAAAGTTAAACAAGCTGAATGCCAGATAGATTATAAAAAAATAAACAAAAAAGACGTAATTTTTAGGGTTATGATGTTTGATCACATACCTGATCAGCCTGGACGTAAAAAGAAACCTAAAACTATAGCTGATACAAAAGAAAAATTAAACTTTCCCCCATTTCAACATTATAAATTTAACGAGAATGACGAGCTAATTTGTATTGGTAAAAGTCATTGGGTTGGCGGGATGGAAAACGGCTATTATGATAAAGGTTGTGGACAAGCAACTAATAAGTTAGCTATGATGTGGATGAAACTATGTGAACGATATGCAACTAGAGGTAATGTTCGTGGGTATACATATAATGATGAAATGAAAGGTCAGGCAATTTTACAACTTGCACAAATAGGCCTACAGTTTGATGAATCTAAATCAGACAATCCATTTGCATATTATACTGCCGCTGTTACAAATTCATTTGTTAGAATTATTAATATTGAGAAAAGAAATCAAAATATTAGAGATGATATTTTAGAAATGAATCACATGAATCCATCGTTTACTAGACAGAATCAAGGAGTATGGGAGCGTGAGCAAGAACAACACAAGACAAGAACTGCGATACCCCCAAAAGTTACAACTATAAAAGTTTCGAAGAAAGAAGGAGTTGACAAATAATCGTTAAGAGTTTATACTATACATAAGAGGATATAAAATTGTTTAAAAAGGCCGCCGTCTTTACGGATATACATTTTGGATTAAAATCTAATAGTAAAGTCCACAACGAGGATTGTGAAGAATTTATAGATTGGTTTATTGATCAAGCTAAAGAAAATAATTGTGAAACAGGTATCTTTATGGGTGACTGGCATCACAATAGAAATAGTTTGAATATTACCACTATGGATGCTACTATTCGAAGTTTGGAAAAACTTGGGAAAGCATTTGAAAATTTTTACTTCTTTCCTGGTAACCACGACTTATATTACAAAGACAAACGAGATATTCATTCTGTGGAGTTTGGTAAGCATATTCCTGGTATCACTATTATCAATAAAATTACAACTATAGGTGATAGTACATTAATACCTTGGCTAGTTGGCGAGGAATGGAAACAAATTCCTAAAATTAAAAGCAAATACATATTTGGCCATTTTGAACTTCCAAGTTTTTATATGAATGCAATGGTACAAATGCCTGACACTGGTGAACTACAAGCAAGTCATTTTAAAAATCAGGATTATGTATTTTCAGGACATTTTCATAAACGACAAGTTAAAGGTACTGTGAATTACATTGGTAATGCATTACCACATAACTATGCCGATGCTTGGGACGATGAAAGAGGTATGATGGTGTTGGAGCACGGCGGTACTCCTCAGTATTTTAACTGGTGGAACTGTCCCAAGTATCGTACAGTAAAGTTATCACAACTATTGGACGAAAAAGACACCTTAATTAAACCTAAAATGTATTTACGGGTTACATTAGACTTACCTATTTCATATGAAGAGGCAAGTTTTATTAAAGAAACATTCCTTCATGAACATAGCTGTAGAGAAATTACACTTATTCCTAATACTACAGACGAAGAAATTAATACTGATAT